GTTGTTTCCATAGATTAAAGAACCGGAAACTGGTTCACGTATGCCGTCGATGTCCACTGGAGGAGCAGCGATAAAGGCGAGAATAAAACATGTGGTGGCAGCTAGTAAGCAAGGTATCATTAGTACTCCAAACCAACCTACGTAGAGGCGGTTGTCTGTACTTGTTACCCAGTTACAAAACTTTTCCCAATTGGTTGTAGTGTCTCTTTGTACTGAGATTGCAGCCATGTGATTAATGTAAATGAATGTTGTCGCATTCCTCTTCCACTTTGGAGAGGAAAAATTGGATGAGGTTCATCTTATTTTCTAAAGGTAAATCCTCATCGAGTATCAATTTGTATCTTGCTTCGAGAAAATCAAAGCAACTCATCTTCCACTTGTAGGGGTTAGAAGATGCCGGGGATGATATCACCGGTAAGGACGTAAGCACCAAGTGCAGCCACAAAACCAAGCATGGCAAACCTGCCATTGGTTTCTTCTGCGCTGTGCCATTGATCGTGTGAATGGTCGTGTTCGCCATTGCAGTTCTCGTTGTGTGACATAAGTCTTGGGGGTGTTTCGTTTGCGTAAATGTTTTCGGGTGACATTATTTAATTCCTAAAGCTTTTCTGTTTGCTTGATCAGTTTTCTTTTTTCTATCTGACAGTGTGTATCCAATCATCAACATTTTCTGCCAGAGAGGTTTCTTTTTTTTAGAAGTTGACATCTGATCTATCAAGTTTTGCTATGACATCCTGCCTGTAAGCTGGATCACTGTCATAACGTGGATCGTTCATTGCTGAAACTAATTCAGCTTGAGATCTGAATACACCGTCTGGTGCTTTCGATGGTTTACCACTTAGCATCCTTCCTTCGTATCCATTTGATTCTCTATATTGTGCTTTCATTCCTGCTACAGCTAATTTTATTTGAGCTACATTTCCAGAATTTATTAAGGTATCAAAAGCTTCTACTTCTGCTTTACCTAGATTTTGTCCTGCCCATGTAACTACATTTTTATATTCAGCTTCGCCTCCTACACTGTTTTGTATTTGACGTACTTCACTATCTGTTAAGTCAGCTACAGGAGCATCATTGACATAACCAGATTCAACTGATCTACCTGATAAATAAGCATCAACTAATTGTTTTGAAAATCCTGCACCTTCAAGTTGAGAGTACATATCTTCATTAATAGTTCCTTCATTCTCATGAAAGTGTTTGCTTATTTCCCAAGGATCAATACCTTTGTTTTGAAAAATGCTACTTACTTCAGGACCATATTCTTTACTGACAGAATCATAATCAACTGAACCATCCTCTAAATAAAAATTAGTATCAGTCTTTACTTCTTCGGTGGTTTCTTCGTTTTCTTGTATCCCATCTTCATTGGATCCTAGTTTCTTTTGTAATTCTATGTAAGCACTTTCTAACTCTTCAGCGTTCTTGTACTTACCAGCTAGTAAATTTTCTTGTTCGGCTACCAGCTTCTCGCCTACCTCCAGAGAATCTTGTTCCTCAGCAGTGAGGACTTCAGAGTCTGGAGTTGTATTTACTGTTAATGTTTCACTCATCTTCTTCTATTGGTGGTTCTTCTGGTTGAGGTAATAATTGTGGATTCTTAGATGGATCAGCTAAAGGTGTGCCAGCCATCTGTCCAGCTTGGTCAACGAGAGATTGTTGTACAGCTTGTTGCTGTGCTTGTTGTCTCTCTTGCTGTAACTGCTCTTCGGTCTTAACTAAATTCAGAATGTCTATACCTTGTGCAGCAGCTAATCTCTTGATAGCTTCTAAAGGATTAATTAAATTAACTAAAGCTTCTGGACCAAGAGTCTGTGCAATAGTTCCTATAAACTGAGTAAGTGATTCTCTATCCTGACCTCTACCTAACGCATTAATACCAGCTACTATTGTAGGTCTGACTATATCTTTAGGTAACTTAGGAATCTGACGACTACGTTGTAGTACTAACAAAGTCCTGTTGAGGTATGGAATTAAGAACTCAACTGTAAGCAGTGAAAATATTCCTCCGAGTTGTTGTTCTAGTTCAAGCTGCGTAAGGCGTACCTCCTCAGCCGTAACTCTTTCAGCATTCCTTATGTTCATAACAAGGAAAGCTTCTAACAATCTTTTTTCAATCTGTTGCGACATGTTTGCAGCCGTAGAGAAGTCAGCAGTCTTACCTACTTGGACAACTTGTACGTCCTCCGCACGTCCTTGGACGATTGCCCCATTACCAGCCTTAGCTATTGCAGCCGGCTTGGTAGTACTTGATGGTGACACGAGAAATATAACTTTTGCAGCAGCACTACTTCCTTCAACTAAAGCTTGGGATAAACCTTCTAAAGTTTTAAGATCTCCGAGGAACTCCTCAACTCTGCCACGTCCATAATCTTCTCCATCTACCACGTTAAAACGTAGTGGTAGCCATGGGCTTGCATTCTTAGGTGCAGTACTACGGCTCCCGGGAAGGATCTTATCGAACGCTTCTTGGTGCCATACCCATTGTCCATCAATTAGTTTGACGTATGTATATACTTCAACGTCATCTTTATCTTTATTTTTTGATTCGTCTATGCCTGTATTAGGTACTGGGTCTGGTATATCAAACTCCATTAACTTACGGCTTATCAGTTCCTTTGTAACTATCTCTAAAACGTTACCATTACCATCTCGGTTAACAACGTATCTTGAAAGGGGATAATTTTTAAGACCAGCTTTGTTCATATAGATTAAAGAATTACCACCAGCTATTAAATGTTTTAATGCTTGATGAATAACTACTCGATCATTAGTCGCAGCTATATAGTCCATAATCATCCTTTCCATTTTGGAGAAAGATAAATCAAGTTCACTTCTTACTTCAGGAGTAAACTCTTCACCTAATTTATCTTCTCTCATTTGCAATTTGAAGAAGGTGGTCTGTGGTGGCAGCACTGCAAGCATTAATTTTGCTGCGAGTGTTACCACACACTTAGCACCGACCGATTGCCATGGAACCTTTAACGATTCGTGGTTTGGTTTAGTAGATGTGTCGTCTTGTATTAAGTATGGCAACGTGAGTTCTGAACAATCAATAGCCTTATCGAGGAACTGTCTTCGATTAGTAGCTAGTTGAGTGTATCTCTCACGAGCGTTCATGTATTAACTCCGCCGCTTGGTCCACCGGGAGTAGTCATTCCTGCTCCGGGATCTAAAGGTATTCTTAATGATCCAGTTCCTGTTCTTCCTTCAGTTTTTTTCCCAATTTTCTTTCTGACTGCTGGGTTAACCGGTTTAACTACAGGTGTAGGTGTAGGTAACACTGGTGCTGGGGGTTCAGGAGCTGGTGGTGGTGGTGGTAGTGGGGTTGGTGCTGGGGTCGATGGACCTCCTCCTCCGAAACACATTAGATTTCTTCCTCCATAATTGATTGTATGTATTCGATTACGCTGGCTTGACCAGCTCTAAACATAATTGTGTTTATATCTTCCTTTGGGTGGATAGGTTTCCAACCAAAATTCTCCTCAAGTTTGTCTATAAGTTTGTCTAATCTTTGATTGTGTAACTTAAGCGTATTGAGGGAGATTTCTGTTGTCATGTTCAAAAAATGCTGGCATTCTCGCAGCTTTTGTAGAGTTTAATTGTGGTGCTTTGCCTTCATACATAAGGCGATCACTAGCATCTAACCAAAATTTTTTGCTTAAATATTGATCGACTCTTGTTGTGGCAAGCGGTTGTAGTATCCAATTAATAGTTGCTTTTCTAAGCTTGTCTAATGATTGGCTAGGTTTTAATCCCATCTCTGCACAGACCAATGAGTTAGTCGCCACATGGACTTGTTCGTCCCGGGAGATATCAGCAGCTACAGTCATTAATCCTGCGTCGCCATTGAATCTAAACATAGGTAAGAGCACAAAGAATATTGCTCGCTCAATAACTAATGCTTTGCAAATTGTGTGATCAGGATGTTGCATCCAAGCATCTCTTAGGCGTAGTGCCTCAGCTTCAGCTTTATCGTCTACGCCATGAGCGTTGGTGATATATCCGAGAGCTAGGTCATGCTTAATTTCATCCTTTACGTTTGACTCCAAAAGTTCTCGAGCATTCTCAGGAATTTCCGAGAGAGCTTCTGATATGAAGTCGCCAACCGGTAGTTCCATATGCCGTATTGCAAGAGCACGGTAGATGGTTTCTTCTGCACCACTTTTAAATACTCCTTTGGTAGTTTGGACCGGTGTCCAAGTTCTTTTTCTTTTTAATAATTTCTCGTAGGGGTTCATTGTTGACAGTCGCAATTAATCTCTTCAGGTTTGTTGCTCATTATGTCTGCCAAGTAA